GGAATCCTACAGGCTGTGATGTAAGAGCATGGCCGTGGGATTTAATTATGTTCGATACCGCCGTGAATATGGGGGTCAAGAGAGCGAACATTTTATTTCAGGAGAATGAAGATTGGAGGGAGTATCTTCTTTCTCGTATTGCCCGGTATATCAATATTTCAGCGCAAACGAAAAATAAATATCTCAAAGGCTGGATTAATAGAGTTTTGGATTTGTATTCAGAGGCTAAAAGAAGTTGAAGGAGGTATTTATGAATGACAACTATCCGATGTCCCTTTTGTGATTCTGAAACTACGCAGATAGAATGGCAGTCAATTTGTTTGAACTGTTTTCGTAGGTGGGAAACTTCCTACACTCAAACATTAAAAGATGAGTATAAAGGAGAATTCTATGGCAAAAAAAGCAGGAAACAAGAAGAAAGCTCCTAAGAAGAATATGGAACCATTAGTTACTGGTGGACGACCTAAAAACAAGAAGAAAAAAGGTGGTAAAAAGTAATGAAACTCATAAGTGTAGCTGACTTAAAAGAGTTTTTAGAAAAGACTGATGGGGATCACGATTCTCTGTTGGAATTGCTCATAGAATATGTTTCTACAGATTTAGAAACAGCTATGAATCGTTTCTTAGAGAAACAACAGAGGATAGAATATTTTCGGGGTGGTGGTTCTATATTTGCATTGAAGGCCCCTCCTATTGATGTTGTTAACCACCCCTTCTCCCTTACGATTGATGGTGATTCACAGGCAATAAACGATGATTTTTTTGTTCATGTGAATTCCGGTCTCGTAGAGTTTCTTGTAGGAACTGAATACACAGATCCTAAACAACTCGTCGTTACTTATACTGGAGGATATTCTGGAACTGGCAATAGTCTTGCAGTTCCAAATGATATAAAAATGGCCTGTATGTTGCAGACAGGTTATTTATTTCGCAGACGTAAAGACATTGGGATTAACCAAATGTCTATGCCGGATGGTTCAATTGGAACTTTCCTTACGGGTGAATTTCTTCCACAAGTCCAAAAGATTGTAGATAGATACCATTTAAATAATGTTAACTAACATTCGGGCTGAAGATAATAACGTCACCGTTTACTTGGAGAAGCTCGTCCCTGGAATTATTTCAAGGGTTAAAGCCGAACTGAATTATCAAGCTCGGGAAATGAAAGATTTTGTTAAGGAGGCATACCTTACTGGCGGACCTGGACCTCATAGATTAAGAGTTAGAAGTAGAACATTGGTAAGGAGTTTAGGAGTTATTAGTGCTTCAACTAATTGGGCTACGAAGAAAAGTGCTGACAGTATTGTAGCAGGTATTCATGTTGGTGGAGGTGTTCCGTATGCAAGATTACATATTAATAAGCCGGGAACAGTCACCACTATTACAGGTAATCCTTGGTTAACTGTTCCACAATTAGGGGGTCCTGCTTACAAAAAATCTTTAGGACAGGGAGCAGCAAAATATTCTCGGTCTATTGATTACCCCCATTTAGTTTATATGATGATTGGTGGTAAACCTGCTCTTGTAGCTGGAAAGATAGGGACAAGGGGAAAGTTAGTACCATTAAAAGCAATGGGAAAAGGAGGGAGAGGTGTTCGTGTAGTTTACTGGTTGAAAAAGAGTGTTCAGGTGCGGGCGAGAGTTCACCCCGATTGGATTGTTAAACTACGTCGAAAATTCATTTATTCAGGTGTAAAGGAGGCAGTTGCGAAAGCAATTGCAGGAAAATAATGAGTACTTTTCGGCAAAATATAATCACTAATATTGTAACGGCATTGCAAGAGATTCCTCAATTGAAATCCGTTACAGCTGAAGAGGTAGTCATTACTGACTTAGACACGGTTCCAATGCCTTGTGCTTTTGTAGTAGCTGGTGCAGAAGGGCGAGTTGAAACCGGGACTATTGGGTATGAGTCATGGGATTGGTCAATTAATATCGAAGTTTGGGCACGAGATGATTTAGAGGAATTGCTTGGATTGATTCATGTAAAATTATATGAAGACCCATTGCGTGGTGGATTAGCACAAAGTACAATGAGAATGGGATCAGACATTTTTACGATCGAAGCAGACAAGCAACTGAATGGCATAATTATTAATTTTAAAATTGGTTATAGACATCCTTGGGGAAACCCATAGAATAGGGAGGAAGAAAAATGGCTCAGCAAAGAGGTACTACGGTTAGGCTAAGTTACGATACTGAATCTGTTTTTAAAACGAGTCCTGCTTCTGGAACTTCTCGAATTATGCCTTATGTTCGAGAGAGTTTGCGAATGAATCGGAATTTGATTTCTTCGAACACAATTCGTTCAAGTAGAAATCCTCAAATGCCGGTTCGTGGAAATCGTGATGTGTCTGGTGGGGTTGAATTTGAATTGGCTCCTCAATATGGTTTGCTTTTGAAGCATATTTTTGGGACTACTGTAACCACTGGTTCTTCCCCGTATTACCACACGTATAAAATTGGGGATTTGCCTGCTGGTATGGTAATTGAAAAATATTTCCCTGATCTTGCCACTCCTACTTGGTTTAGGTACAATGGTTGTAAAGTCAACAGTTTTAAGGTAGCCATTCGACCTGAGGGAATGATTACTGGTTCCGTAGATATTATTGGTGCAAAGGAAACCGTTGCAACAGGTTTTGGTGGTACGTTTGATCCGAATCCGACTGATCGGGGTCACACTCCTTTTGATGGTTTTGAATGTACCATTTTAGAAGGTGGTTCGTCTCTTGCTATTGGAACTGAAATTAATTTTTCGTTGGACAATGGTTTGGACGGAAGTACCTACGTTATTGATGGAACTGGTGAGCGGTATTCCATGCCCGAAGGTTTTGCAAAAGTAACGGGGAATGTTAAGTGTCTGTTTGACTCCGTTGCTATGTATAACAAGGCCATTGCCCATTCAGAAAGTAGCCTAGTTATTACACTTACGAAGGGAACTGGTGCAGGAACTAGTGGAAATGAGAAACTGATTTTCTATTTTGATGAGTTAGTTTACAAGCCTGCTGCTCCTGTTGTTGAAGGTCCTACTGGTTTGTTTGTAAGTCTGGATTTCGAGGCTTACTATGGGGACGATATTGATGCAAGTGCGTGTCGTGCTGTCCTTGTTGATAGTTTAGCAACGTATTAAAAATAAAAAAGGAGGCCAATTCTAATGAGTGAGGAAATTGTGAAAGAAGTATTTGAGTACGAAATAAACGGCGCTACTTACGTCCAAAAGAAATTGCGTTTGGGCCAAGTTAAACAGATGAATAAACTGTTTGATAACTTTGAAATGCCAGCGAATATTTCAGCTATTTCGATGTTCACAGTATTTGGTGGAAAACTGCCGGAATTTATGGCGGTTATTCTTTGTAAAAAAGATACTGAGCTTAAAGATAAGGACTTGTCAGCTTTGACTGTTGAGTTTGAAAATCAAGCTGATGTGGACATTGGTTTTAAGGTGGTACAAGATTTTTTCGTCTGCAACCCGATAGCTTCTTACTTCACCCAAATGACGGAAGTGTTTCAAAAGTTGATGGAAGCGAATACCCAGTAGATCAATGGGTTGATAAACTTGTCGTAGTATTAGCCAAGGGTGATATAACGAAGCGAGACTCTATATTGTGGGGATATACACTTGATGAAGTTGATCCATATGTGGAGTTTATCGGGAGAGAAATACTATTTAGGGAGGCAGTAATAGGCATGTTGGGGGTTGGTGAGGAAGATAAAAAATCTGACAAACCAAGTCTCCAAGATGCCTTTTGTTTGGCGTGTAAAAAAGCAAAAAAAGATTTAGATTGCGCCAACTGCACTAAATCCGTTACAGTTGCGAAAGAGACCTAATAAATGAGTTCTGAAGATAGAATTGAAATATTAATCGAAGCGGAAAACAAAGCCTCTGCAGCTATCAAGTCTGTCGTTAATGATTTGAAGGGTGTAAAAGAAGCTGTAAAGGACGCTGGTAGTGCTGAAGGTCTTGCAAAGATAACGTCAGAGCTTAAAACTCTGGAAGCTCAAGTAAAGGCCACAGCTAAAGCATTAGGCAGTCTTACTGAAAACGCTGGTTCTAGTGCTAGCCGTTCAAATATTGCTGAGAGTATTCGTGCTCAAAACGAAGCATATAAAGAGCTTGCTACTACTGTTGCACGCCAAGCTAAAGCGTATGACGAAGCTAATAAACTTAGAATTGCGGGGAATGAGGCGGCAAGAGCGTCTGACAAAACCCTTGCTGATTCGATTGTGAATCAGGCTAAATCCTATGATGAAATCAACAAACTTAGAATTGCTGGAAATAATGAAGCCTGGAAGTTAGATAAACAACGTGCAGTAGCAATTGAAAACCAGGCTAAAGCGGAAGCCGTTGTTGCAAAACAAACGGCCGCTGAATATGCAAAGATCAATGAACTGCGACTTAAAGGGAATCAAGGGGCGTGGGATCAATATTCTAAGGATCAAGCTGCAGATCAGGTTGCTAAAGTTAAAGAAGTTGCAAGAGTTCAAGCGGATGCTGCTAAACAAGCTAAAGAAGGTGCTAGAGACCAAGCTAACGCAATTAAGGGAGTACAGAAAGCTACTGAGAGTCACGGAATTACTCTTGGTGAGGTTTCTGGTTTGGTGCAAAGAGTTTTTGCATCTTACCTTGTTTACCAGTTTGCTGGGGCTATTAAAAATACAACTTCCGCTGTTTTAGAGTGGATGGGAAGTATTGAAACGTATGGGATAGCTTTGGCATCCTCTCTACAGGTAGGAGGGAATTATGTAGAAAAAAATTCAGGGAGAGTTCTGGAGGGTGTACAAGCCTTTAAAGTAGCCCAACGAGACGCTGCTGGAGTCATGGAAGCTCTGCAAGTTGCTAATTTTCAAACCGTTGCTACTCTTGAACAATTAATTAGAATGTACCAAGAAGCCTTACCAATTGCTATGAGTAAAGGCTTCGACAAAAAAATGGTTCAAGATTTCACCCTATCAGTAACGCAAGCTGCTTCTGCTATGGGTGTTTCTCTTGACATGATGGCAGAGGAAGCCAGGTCTTTGTTAACTGGTGCTATTAACTTGCGAAATAGTCGTGTTGCAGTCGCGTTGGGAATAACCCCCGAGGATATTAGAGCCAATTCTGCAAATGCAAATCAGTTATTCCAATTTTTAATGGGCAAACTCCAAGTTTATAGGATGGCTGGGGAGGAAATTCAGAATTCTTGGCGGGGGCTTTGGTCTAACTTTAAAGATATTATGATGCAAGCAGGTGGTAAGGCTTTAGAACCACTTTTTGAAGGTATTAAACAGCAATTAAAAGATGTCATTGATAGTATTGTAACTCTTGATAAGGAAGCTGGAAAAATTATTTGGAATCCCGCTTTTCTTGATGGTATTAACACCATCAAGAGTGGTTTGGTCGAGATTATGAATATGTGGACTGCTTTTAGGAGTAGTGGTCCGGTAAATCAAATTGGGGAGTTGTTTAGCGAAGGATCAGGTCCCTTTGGGGAAATTTTGAAAATGATCCGTGAACCTGGCGGTGTGACTAATTTTGTTAAAAATTGGTGGGGGAAAACTAAAGAGGGTTTGAATAGTTCTGATGACACAACTGTTTGGATGCAAGGACTTCTTGGACTTCAAAACCCTTGGTCAAAACAAAATGTAGCACGCCGTGATTTATCCAGAATGTATGACGCTCGAAAAGAGGTAGAGTCTCAACAGACTATCGACTTGCGTACGGCAGGAATGGATGAAAAACAGTTTTATCAGACAGTTGCATACCATCAAGCTAAAAAATATGGGGTAGACCCGTATCAAATAGCTGCGATAATGAAGAATGAGAGTAACTTTCGTAATGTAATAACTGAGGAAACTGATGAAAAAGGTGTAAAGCAATTTGGTGCCGTAGGTCCCATGCAACTACGGTTAACTGCGATGAAGGAAATTGGTTTAGACCCACTTAGTGCAGTTGACCCAAGAAAGAATATAGAGGGAGGAATCCGCTATTATAAACAATTACTCGATCAATTCAATGGTAATACAGAACAAGCTCTAATAGCTTACAAAGAAGGACCGGGGTTTCTTAAAAGTCATTTTAGTCAGACCCCTCAAGCAACTTATCAAGAAGGTGGGAAGACAATAACAGATCAGGAAAAGTATCTGCGTGGAGCTGAGTATGCTCGCAAGGCAATGGCCTTCATGGAAACTTCTAAAACTGAAGGATTGTATGGTAAGCTGCCTGCTGCTGATTTTGTTCCTCGTACCAAGATGACAAAAGAAGATAAAGATAAGTGGGAGACTACTTTTAAGGGCCACAGAGAAAAAACAACTGAAGATTATAAAGATACGTTAGAAAACATAAAAGACCAAGCTGAGATTGAGAAGGCCGAAGTCCATAAAATTTTGATGAATAAGGAGGAAAGAAAACAATTTGAATTAGAGATTGACAAAAAAGCAAATGAACAGATTATCGCTGCGAAAAGAAAATATATTGAGGATTACCAATTTTTGTCAGAAGAAGAGCAGAAACTTGACGAAGGAAAAGGAACTGCTAAAGATCCCGAGGAGAAAGCAAAACAAGTTCGGGCGACTGAAAAGGTTGTTCGGCAGGTTCGGAGAGAACTGGCAGCTGCCGGTGCGAAAGATATTGTACTTACAGCGACTGAACAGGCAGAAGGTATTGAGCAAGCCCGTTTAAAAGAAGAGCAGGGGGCCGCACAAACCGTTGCTTCTCTACAAGTTGAATATAATGAACGGAAAAAGCTACTAGATTTACAATTACAACTGGGTTTAAAACCAGCTCTACAATCTTATGATGAAGAAACTACCGCATTAGACGAGTTGAGAAAAGCTGAAATTGCGTTAATAGACATTCAGTTACAAAAGAAAGATATTGGACATGAAGCAATTAATTTGGAACAGAAAAAGGCACAACTATTAAAGGAACTTGAACCTTCTGAAGTTAGGAGATTAACCAGAGTTAAAGAGGAAATTAAAGATGAACAGGATAGAGCTCAGCGTGCCGATGCGGTAACTACTGCCTACATAGCTTACAATGCTGTAATTGCAGATCCAGCTGCTATGGAAGCATTGGAAAGACGATTAGAAATATCAAAATTATTGTCGCAAGCATATATAGCAGAAAAAACAAATCAGAAAGAACTAGCCGATGTTTATAGGAAAACTGCTGCGGTTTTAAAAGAATCATTAGATCGTGGGGATTTTTGGGGGGGAATAACAGATGGTTTAGATGCAACAGTGAAAGCTATTGGTTCTACACGACAAGGTATTTCCAAGTTAGTGCAAGGCATTGGTGGAGATATGAAATCTTCCATGTCAGACGCACTATACAGTATGTGGAAAGGTGATTTTAATCCAGATAAGGAACGTCAACTTTACGATGTTGGGAGAAAGTTAGATACAATTAATGCTCAAAAAGAGCAAATAAAATTACAGAAAGACCAAATTAGTAGTAATAATAGTTTGTCATCTTCGGAAAAGGAAGCAGCCCAAACTGCTTTAGATGCAAAGTTAAAGCAACTTGAGGTTGAGGAACAACTTGCTCAAGCCCAAAAGACAGCAGCAGAAAATTCAAAAGGTGCTGGGGAAATATGGCAAGGGTTTTTGGATTCTATTACAAAGAAAGCCACAGATTTTATGGCTGATGAAGCTGTGAAGGGTTTATTCGGGTTTCTTTCTGGTGAGACGAAACAAGCTACTTCTGGTACTGGTAAAAACATTTTTAGCCGATTTATAGACTGGATCACGGGAGCACAAGAAGAAGTAAAAACTGGTATGGACAGCATAGCTTCGACAGTTGAAGAAGGTATGGCAAATACTTCTGGCGCAGTTGAATCTGGTGGTTCAGGAATAGCTGGATCGTTTAGCAACATCTTTTCTGGTTTGGCAAATGTTGCAAAAGGGTGGATGGAAACCATTTATAAATATGTTGTAGATTATTTAAAACAAATTATGGCTTCTCTTGCATCTTCAGGTTTTGGGGGTTTGTTTGGTGGTGGGGAGGGTGCAGGCGAGTCGGCTGCGGAAGGTGTTGGGGAAGCGGCCGTAGACAGTGGGTATTGGCATAAAGGCGGTTACATAGAAAGGTTTCATAAGGGTGGTTCTGTTCTGCGGTATCATGCGGGGGGTTTGAAAAGGGATGAAGTTCCAATTGTAGCACAAAAAGGTGAATATGTTTTGTCTAAACAAGATGTTGATTTTGTAAATAAAGTTAAATCTGGTGGTGTTGTTAACAATATAAATATAAATTCTAGTGGAGCGGGAAGTAGTGGAAGGACTACGATTGTCCCGTTAGGCGTTACGGTAATGGTAGATAATCAAAGTAGTGCATTGCTTCAAGCGACTGCTAGAGCAAGACAATCGCAAGATGAACAACAGCAGATTATAGATGTTGTTCTCAAAAATATAAATAGTCGTGGGGCTTTAGGAGGGTGGAGATAATGGCCTATCCTACGTTAACAATTTTACCTACTTATCCTATTAGTGAAAAATTACTACCAAGCTCTATTAAAACGCAGTTTGAAGCTGGTTATTTGTTAGCCCGTTCTCGTCATAGTCGGGATAGGCTTATATTTCAATTGAACTATAAGAATATGGGCCAAACTGATAAAGATTCACTTTTTAACCACATGAAAACTGTTAAAGACGTAGATACATTTTCTTGGACTCATCCAGTAACGAGTACTGTTTACACAGTTCGTTACGAAGCCATACCAGAATTTCAGTTAATTCAAGTTGCTCTTTATAATGTTTCATTTGCATTGATACAGGTTTAGCAAATGCCTTCTACTACTATTAAACAAGAAAAGAATAAGTTAAGTTCAACAAATCCGTGGTTAATGCTATTTGAACTAACTATTGGAACTGGGACTATTCGATTGGTTTCTAATACCGAAGCTATCACTTACCAAAGTAATGTTTATTCTCCATTTCCAATGCAAATACAACCCCCTGGTCAAGATATGGCGGGAACTATTCCTCAGCTCAATGTTGTAGTTTCCAATGTTGATAGACAAATTCAAGGATTAATAGAACCTGTAAATGGGGCTGTTGATTGTGATGTTGTAATCAAAATTGTTAATGCAGGGTATCTTTCTGAAGATTATTCTGAGTTTGAATCCAATTTTAAGATTTTAGGAACAGCAGCAAACAACGATTCCGTTACTTTTAACCTTGGTTTAAAAAGTCCGACTTTTCGCAGGTTCCCACTTTTTCGGATGATGGGGTTTCATTGCAATTGGGTTTTCAAAGGTGTGGAATGTGGGTATAATCCGAGTGGTGCAATAGCATCTTGCGATCACACCTTGAAAACTTGCAGAACAATCATTGGAACAGGGACTAAAGGAGCAGTTCGATTTGGTGGATTCCCTGGGTTACAGACTATGGGGGTTAAATTTGTATCGTGATCTCATAGGAAAACCATTTCAATATGGAGGACGGGGACCTGATACTTTTGACTGCTATGGTTTGTGTATGGAAGTATATAAAAGATTGGGAATAGAGTTGCCCGATCACCCGTCTTCTTTTGGTAAGTATCTGGAAGACGATGTTACTTATAATAAAGGGAAAAATGATTTTATTAGATTGGAGAAGCCAGAGCCGTTTTGTTTGGCTACTTTTATGATTTATAAACCTTATGTTTCTCATATTGGAGTTGTTTTGGATGTAACGTCGAAGTTTTTGAATGTTAGTAGATTGAGAACTGTTAGCGTTGAATCTTTAGAGTCTCCTCGGTGGTCGGGCAGAATAGAAGGTTTTTGGCGGTATGAAAAAGGTTAAAGTAACTCTTTGCTTAAATTATTTTGACAGGTCAAAACGGATTGATCGAGAAATTGACCATAGCTCAGGTTTGACCGTTTTTCAGATAGTCAGTCAGTTTTTCCATGCTAAATTACCCTGTTTACCTTCAGTAAATGGGAAATTAATTAAAGATATAGACTATGAGTTGTTGCCGGGGGATCATTTAGTATTAATACCAGGAGTTTACGATGCTGATCGGTTATTAAACCCATTTTCTTCTGGTCATGATCCTTGGGAAGCAATTAAAAATTCAATTGCTGCGGCAAATAATGGTGGTAGTGTTCTTGATCAAGCATTAGATGCTGCTCGTACTCATATTAACGCACTTCCCGGTGTGGGAGCTTTAGCGTTGTGGCATGAGGACGCCGCAAAAAGAAATCCGTGGATGGTTACGGTTGCATCAACTTTTGCAGGACTTTGGACCTATGGTGTTGGCAGTTATCTTGTAAAATATATTGCCCAACGATACGGCATAACTCCAACTGCGGAAGCTCCCAATGTCCCCAGCCCCACGACTCCTCACGTGCCCACTCAAGGGTTTGGTGGAGGTGGAGGGGGGGGTGGTGGGGGCGGATTTGAAACATCAAATTCTTATTCTTGGTCTCCCCAAACGATGCAACAATTGGGGGCTTGTTTACCAAGAATTTATGGTGAGGTTAAGGTCCAAGGCAACATTATTGCGGGTCATGTTAACACGATCGAAGCAGGTTCCCATCCTGGGGATCAGGTTTTAAACTGTTTGATCGCTATTGGTCAAGGCCCTATGAAGGCTTTTAACCAAATTGAGATTAATAACAGGTTAGCAACTACTTATGAAAATGTTGAAGTAAACGGTCGATTTGGTGGTATTTATCAAACAGCAATACCTTTGTTCAATGATACATTTTCACCGGATAGCACACCAAATTTAAAGTTAGAAACGGGAGTGTGGAAACAAGCTACTACCAATGGTAATGAATTTGATGGATTAGAATTACTCTTTACGTTTCCTGCTGGTTTGTTTTACGTTTCGTCCGCATCATCTGAATTGCATTATCAGGATGTTCAATTTCCTATTACAGACGATACGGGAAAAGTAATTGGGCAATATACCGGCCAAAAATATATAGGTATGTCTGTAAGTGGTGGGGATACTATTGCTTATACCGTACAATTTGCGATTAAATATAAATTGCATACATCGTCAACTTGGATAGACTACAAACCAAATACTTTTCCTGATGGTGTAATTTCCGTTACTGAGACAAAAACATCATCGTTCACTAAAACATATCGAATAGATAATTTACCACATGGTCAATACGATGTAATAGTTTACCGAATAACGGCAGATCAAACTGGTGGGCAATATGGTGATGAACTTTACTTTACTGGAATAAACTCTATTATTTATGATGATTTCAGCTATCCAAGAACAGGGTTAGTTAGCATTAGAGCATTGGCATCCAGTCAATTATCAGGATCGTTCAATTTCTCTACTGTTGTACAAGGTGCCTATGTAAGAGTATGGGATGGGGCTACTTGGACTAATGAATACAGTACAAATCCCGCATGGATTGCGTATGATATTCTTACTTTGCCTGTTTTGGATGACAATGGAATTACTTTGGTAACAAGGAGCCATGTTCCGTATGTGGCTGAACCAAATGTTCATAGATTTGATGGCGAAGATCCAATCAGAATTGATTTAGCTTCTTTTAAAGCATGGGCTGATTATTGTGACGAGACTACTTTTACAGATAGTAATGGAGTAACCAAACCTATTCTTGGACCTAATGGAGTAGCAGAAAAACGATTTACTTTCAATGGTATTTTTGATGCTAATAGATCACAATGGGATTGTTTGATGGAAGTTTGTAAAATGTCCCGAGCAATGATTGTGATCAAAGGATATAAATATTATGCAGTAATTGATAAACCTGGAACTCCTGTTCAAATGTTTACTGCTGGAAATATCATACTTGACTCGTTTGAAGAAACTTTTCTTTCCATAAATGATAGGGCTACTGAATTTGAAGTTGAGTATCTTAATGCTTTGAACGATTATAAAAGAGAAGTAGTTACCATTATAAATCCTGATGCTCAAATTACAAAGCAATCTTCCAATGAACAGTATATTGGAACAACAAGTATTACTCAAGCATGGCGTACTGCCCAATTCAAATTGAATTGTAATAGCGTTATTTGTCGTTTCATTAAATTCGATGCTGAGATTGACGCCATTACTTGTACCATTGGGGATTTGATTTACTTTGCCCATGAATTACCCCAATGGGGGTATTCCGGACGAATTGGATCTGTTAATATTTCTGGACCAAATGCTATTGGAGTAACTTTAGATAGAAGTAATCTGCCTTATGTAAATGGTGTTCCCTATCGAATGAGAATACGACAGGATGATGACACCATTATTTATAGAGATTCAGTAGGTACTGGTACTGTTACCAATTATTTTCCTTTCAGCCCTACGGTTGGTTCAGGATTAGTTCATCAGTATGATGTGTATTCAATGGGAGAAGTTTACTTTGAGACAAAACCATTTAGAGTAACAAAGATTACTCCAAATACAGATTTAACTTTCACTATTGAAGCGATTGAATATAATGCCACCGTTTATGATTCTGATGTTGGGGAACCTGCAGAACCTACTCCTGATTACAGCAGTTTAGAGAAATTGCCTCCTGTAACAGATTTGGCTCTAAATGAAATTGTTTTAAAACTACAGGATGGTACTCTCTCTGATAATATTGATGTTCAATTTGTTAAGCCTTTGAACTTTAATATGGTTGCTGCTGAAATTTGGTATAAAGCCCCAAGTTCACGTGGCTATACATTCGCTGGCAGAACCTATTCCGATCAATTTAGAATTTCAAACCTACCTATGTCAGGAGGTTCCGAAATTTATACTGTTGCAGTTTCAACAGTAAATTCTTTAGGACAGAAACTTGATCTTAATTTAGCACCAAGTCAAACAGTTCAATTACTTGGTATGGCTGATCCTCCATCTGCTGTGACCTCCTTTTATGCTCGACAAGTAGGACAGGAAATCCGGTTAGATTGGAAGCATATTGAAGATGCAGATTTGGCTGGTTATGAAATTCGCATGGGTAATGCTTGGGATACTGGCTTAGTTATTGGCTCAAAAATTACTGATGATTATTTTTACTATCGTGTGGAATTAAGTGGAACTTACCAGTTCTTTATTAAAGCAATAGACACAACGAATCATTATAGTACTACCCCTACATCTGTAATTGTAAATGCTGTAGATATAACTCCAACTTTAAACATCGTTTACGATCATAATTGGGTTGAAACACCAGCTTCAGGAACTTTATTCAATTTTACTTATGCTACTGGTTATGGATTATGTGGGGGGTTTGGTTTTCAATTTGCAATGTCCGCTGGTACTGGTTCTTATGAAACTGCTGAAATTGATTTGTTGAAATCAGGAAATAAAACAGTTCGATTTATTGATGATATTGATTCAAGCGAAGATGCAACGGATTTAACTTTCCCCGATAGAACAGATTTAACTTTCCCTGATGATACTGACTTGCATATTTCGGGAGAGTATTATAAATACCCCGTTTTTATGGTTACTGCTGCAACTGGTGCAACTAAATGGTGGGGCGTTGAATGGAATCCTTATTATGGCCCTGTCGATGTGAATGGCAGGTATTTTAAATTTCGAGAGGATTTTATAATCCCAAGTTCTACTGCGAGAATGTCAATGTGTGAATTTAGAACAATTATTGATGTTCCAGAAACGGCTTATAAATTAACAGCTTTGTCAATCTCAGCTTCTGGAACTACTATTAGTTTTGCAACGTATGGATTGGAATTTTATGCAACACCAGGAATTTCTGCAACTCCCTTGAATAGTACACTTCCGTTAGTCCCATATATTTATAATAAAACTGCTACCGGATTTACTATTAAGTTACTTGATATTGTTGGGGATGGAGTTGCTGGAACTGCTGATATAAATATTTTTGGTTATTAAAGGGAGAAAGTTATGCAAACGTATGATCCATTGAAGCCTATTTCAGGAACCACAAAGTTAAGTCAACTGTATCAGATTATTAGGGACCATATTGCTTCTTTAGTTTCAAATTTTAGCGGCACTTCCTATCCATCCACGCCAGTTGTTGGACAGCATTGTTTTCGATCTGATTTAGATATAGAATACCGTTATACAGCAGCTTCAGGTTGGTCAGAAGTTGTATCTGCTGGTGCTGGCCTTGGTTTGGAACTTGTTACTGCACGTGGTTCATTGGGAAGCCTTGATCAAAGACTGGATGTATCCCACAATGAAGATGGAACATTAAAAGCAGCCACTTCGTTAAATCCGAGTCAATGGTACAATATGACTGCGGCGAGTGGGGTAGTCAGCGTTACTCAATTCAAATTGTATGGAGCTGACGGCACCGCTATTTACAGGCCGACCAGAAGATTAAAGATAAACAGATCATCTGGAACAGCCTATACGGATGTAATTTCTTCAAGTTATAGTGCCCCAGACACCACGGTGGTAGTTAGAGATGGCGTTATCTCTAATTTAATTTCCGTAGAACATTCGATTGTATCTCCCAATATTGGTGCGAGTGATGGTGCTGTCTCTTATGAGATGATTTCCTGTAAACAAAAGACTTATGCAAGCACCACCTACACGGTAAAACCCACGGATACTATAATTCTTGCAGGGGGCTCTTTTACCATAACTGGGTGTCCTGCCACTCAGTATGGGCCTGGTCGAACTTTACAGGTAAAAAATACAAGCACTGGCACAATTATATATGATCCTGATTCAAGTGAAACAGTAGATGGAAGTTCTAATAGCCTAACTATTGGGCCTTATCAAAGTTTGACACTCTTGTGTGAAACCTCTGGTGCGTGGATGAGGCTCGATGTGCCTGTAGTGACCTATCGTAATATAAATTTACCCGAAGGGTATATGTATAATGGAAAAATAACATCGGCAGTAGCCAGTAATAATTTGACTGTTGCAATTAAAACTCTCGCAGGAAATGATGCCTCAGCATCTGATCCTATTTATGTAAATATTGATGGAACAATCAGGACTATTTCTGCCGCATTGTCAATAACTTTAAATGCTGGCACTAACTGGTTTAACTCAAGTTACCATGCTACGTCTACATTTGAGCATGATTACTTTGTATATTTGATTTGGAATACCAACACAAGTGCCGTGTCAATTGGTTTAGCACGATTTGGGTCGGATGGTCTATATTCTGAATTTTCATCGACCTCTACCAATCAGCTTTATATGGCTACAACGGGATCAGCCCCAGCGTCTACTAATGTGTGTCGAGTGGTTGGTAGGATACAAGCTGTATTAGGATTGACTGCAACTTTTTATTGGTCTATATCAACAACAACGATCATACAACATCCGATTTATAATTCAACAAAGATGACCGGTAAGGTTAGAATTGATTCTGGTTTTTCCTCTCTTTCACAAGACACAGTTTATTATTCATTAGTAGGGAGGACTTGTTTTGTACACCAAATGGCTTGTGAAGGAACGTCAAATAGTTCAGCCTTTTATATTTATTTTTTGGCATTTGTTGCAAGCAACCAACCGTTTTTTGTTCCAGTAAGAAGTGTAGATAATGCTGGAAATGATGCTGGGGCGTTATGTGTTCAATCATCCGGCAGTATTTATGTTGCAAGAAATTTTGTTAGTTTGAGTTACACAGGATGGTCAACGACTCTTACCAAGAGATTTGAAAAAGTATCTTATTCTTTTTCGATTTAATAGGAAATAAAATGCCAACTTTAGGACAAATGATTGCAGCAATTGGGTCCCCTGTTGAATGGAAAGCTATTGCTACAGCAGATCTTTTTTGGGATAATGTTAATAAAAAGTTAGGGATAGGCACGTCCGGTGGATCAGCAAAACTTTCTATCAATGGAGGACTGCATGTTGGTGGTGATAGTGATCCTGGTGATAATAATTTAGAGATTGATGGCACCTTGCTGGTTACAGGGCTGACCAAGACTGCTGGCGGAGTTCATGTTGGTGGAACATCTGATCCAGGAACGGATAACCTTCTGGTGGATGGGATTGCTGAAGTAACAGGTGATGTTAAGACCGTCGGTTATACCGATTGGAGTTCCTCCTGTTCTCTTGGTGGTTTTACCGGGACTCCAACGAAGTCCTTCTATTACAAGAAGGTTGGACGTTTGGTTTTTTGCTTCGTCTATGTCACCGGGACTTCAACAACAGGGGCCACTACATTCACCATTCCGTACACCTGTGCTTCCCTGAGCATCGGCGGAACCCAAATCATCTGTCGGGTTCAAGATAATGGAGTCTGGTCAACGACCACTCCAGGTCTGGCCGCATTAGCAAGCGGTGGTACTTTGGTCACGATGTATAAAGACATGAACGGCGGAGCCTTCACTACTTCAGGGACGAAGGCATGGGTTTTACAATTCTTTTACGAGGCCACTTCATAGGAGACTAACATGGCAGATTTTTCCAGCGTTGATCCGATTTTTAATAATCTGGTTTCAGCAAAAGATATTCTGAGGATCTTCAAAAATATTTACGGGGCTTGCCTTGAAGTTGAGGCTACCCTACAGAGATATGTGAATGATCCTGCTTTCAAAGCCCAAGCAGACCACTTATTTACTGTCGATCAAATTAGTGAGATTGGTACCATGATGACAGGAGTTCTTAATTTACGATCAGATTGGTATGTGAATCACAAAAGTCCCCTTGGATTGCCTGAGGAAATCATTGAATGATTTTAGATAGTCAGTAAAAGAAAAAGGAATGGTGTTCTGTTGATAAAATCTTTCAAAAGAATAAAAGATATATTTCAAGGTAAAAGTTACCTGTTTGAAAGAAGAGCCTCTGAATGGCTGAAGATTAGAAAGGCTTACTTACAGGAATTTTCTACTTGTGCCGTTTGTGGTGGTGGTGAAAAATTAGAGGTCCACCACAAAATTCCTTTTCAATATAGACCCGATCTTGAACTTGAATTGAGCAATTTGATCACTCTTTGCGAGAGTAAAAAGAGAGGAGTAATTTGTCATTTGTTCTTCGGCCATTTGGGGAACTATCGTGATTTTAACATGAAGGTAGTGGAAGATTCAGAAATTTGGAGAGCAAAATTAAAGAGATAAATATTTGATTAATGTGTTAAATATGAAATGACGCTAATAAGAACTGCTTTAACACTTTTATATTCAACATAATTCATTTCTTCTTTATTCCAATTTACTTTACTCCTTGCTCTGCTGCCATGATACATTGACATGACGGCGTCTTGAAATACTGGTTTGTACTTTTCTGGTAAATGGTGAACAAAATCTTTTAAGTCAAGAAACTTTGCTTCATCTTGCCTATCTGCCGTTATTTCAAATTCTCCGTATGATATTATCGACTGTGATTTTTTAGTTCTAAGGTCTTTTAATATGCAGTATCTACTATTACGATAAAAATGGAAGCCCAGGGGGACTTCCAATTTTCTATAAGTATGGAGACAATAAACGAAACAGTCCCATGATAGGCTTAAAACTAACTGTTTTGTGGAGAATACACCAAGGGAATTAAGAATTGATTTGACCCAATTCCCAAGTTCTTTTTCCATAAAGAGGAACAAATTATTTCGTATAGTGTCCTTTTCCAAACCCTCTGGTGCGGCTAAATACTTTATAATTTCCTCTTTGCAATAACATTGATCAGCCTTGGTCAACTAATTCCCTTTGAAAAACCAAATGTTGATATTTTGACAAATTTTCCAATAAAAATTTTGGGTATGTTTCATCTATATCAACTACTGGCATAGATGATTTTCCACTTCCTAAAAAGAAAGGTCGAATTAGTTTTACATCTTCCTTCAATTCTCCATGGTAGGTAGGATTGTCAAATTCACCATGAGCAAAGGATTCCACTTTATACTTTACCATGTCATACCCACCAAGCCATCCAAAATGCCATCCACCATTTGGAACTTTTAAAGGATACATATTTCGTTGATCTCGTAGGTTTTGTCCGAGACTTCCCCATTGGTCACGAAATTCTCTGTAAGTCATTGAAACAGTCCCGGGCCAATCCCCACCAGCTCGAACATTCAAATAATACATATAAGGTATTTGAATGAATACCCCATGTTTTCCAACTGCTTCGAGACTTGGTATTTCATCCAAATCGCTTATCATTACCATATCATTATCTTGTAAATTACGCAAGCCATCTTTTAAAGTATTTCTTTGAAAGTTTTCCAACACCCATCGGTTTCCTCGTTCTTTTGCAATATCAACGGGCATATCCTCGACTACGATGTGAATTATTTTATCAAGAAATTTTTCATACCGCTTTTGATTTTCTTGAAAAAACAACGGTTTGGGATTTCCTGCATGCGTTACCGTTGCTTCAGATAATACGAAAAAGTCAACATGATCATATAAATGATTCAATCGGATTTCCAGTAAATCCATTTCCCAACCAAACATGAAGCAATCATAAATCATTTGTAAGCCTCCCAATTCAAAGTTTCACAGTCATGCACTATACAAATCGTTCGATGTTTTATATTAAATCCGACAGATTTTAAATAATGATCTAACATCCAAGGAGAATACCCACAATTGTGAAAATTACCGGGATGATCTTGTTTACCGTAAATCCAACAACTGCGCCAATCCCAATATTCTGCATCTTGTTTGTGACACGCTTCCATCATAACGCTTAAACAAAATTCCATATTAGGAACGAGAATGGTTAATTTACCCCCCCATTTTAACACTCTTCGCCATTCAGTCAGGGTAGGAATTACTTGGTGTCTGGAAATATGTTCTAAAGCATGGCATGAATAAATTTCATCGACAGACTCATCTTCAATTTCTAATTTGTCCATAGCCCAATGATAATCAGCGGATTCAATGAAACGATCCACCCCATACCATCCTTCTCCTAAAGTACTTGGTCCACCACTACCAATATCAAGTTTCATTTTCTCCAACCCCTTTCCGTTATAAACCCATCGCTGTCGTATTCTTGAATTATTAAATCTGGCAAATAAGTGTAATCGTGAAGCAATTGGTGTATAAATCTTCTATAAGGTTGCCCAAAGAAATTTTTGTATCGTTTTACCAAGATTGGAGGTAAAGTTTTAATTTTATCGTCTTTATCACATTCAACTCGGACAGTGAACTTTGGGCAATCGATCCACAGCCACATTAGTGACTCTTTTCTTCAAATGTTCTTTTTGCTTGGTTCTCTTCATTTTCACGATCAAGTAGTGCTATTGCTCTTGTAACTTCGTAGAGTTCGATATTGTTATTTTTCATCCAGTTTTTAAAAGCAAGACAAACCATTTTAATCCTCAAAGGATCAGATTCTTTAAATTCGGGTCGTTCCATTAGTTGTTCTCCTGTATATTTTCGTACCATTCTTTTACACCCGGCCAATGCAGTCGTTCATAAGGAACTAATAAATCATCTGGCCCCATCATACCTTTATAAAATTCTTGCTTGGAGATTTTTGCTTGTTTGAATTGTTCTAATCGTGGATCGGGGAATTCACTATGTAAAGGCTTGTATAAGTCAGTTTGAAAACGTAACTCTTTGTCTATGGCAATCTTTAAATCCCTAACAAATCCATAATGGTTAACCAGACAAGGGGATGTAATGGTTCTCCCTGCCCCCCCTGTGATACCAAAACCGTCATCATAACTGCGCCATCCATAGTGTTTCTTTGCAACTCGTATGGATGAATCGTATAGTTTGCCCATTATGATTGTATCAATATCAATATAATGATGAAAGAAATTTACAGCCACGGCCCCAATTTCATCAGGCAATTTTTCTAAATAGTTTCTCAATCCTTTTGCTTCCCCGACGCTGTAAACTTCGTCCATATCAACTGAGACAAACCATTTTCCTTGTGATTCTTCGATTGCAAGATCAGCAAGTCTACGCATTGTGTACTTGCCTTCTTCTGGATTTTCTCTCCAATTTGAGAAGACTAATTTTAATTTTCCTTTATATTTTTCTTGAAGTTTTTTGCAGTATTCTACGGTGTCATCTTCTGAGTCTAAACAAACTGCTAATACAAATTCATCCGCTCCATCAAGGACGGATTCTATTGATAAATCCAATGGGAAATGATATTTGTTACAGTTCCAAATTTTTCCTATTCCACTAAGCAACATGAGTCCTCCTTGGATTCTACTGGTGTTCCAGCTCTTACAAGCGATCTGGTAAACTCGGGAGCCATCACTATTAAATTTTTCTCTTGAATCGTTTTAACATAAAGAGCGATTCCTTCCTCAATTTCATCTATGGTTAAATGATGCTGACCAGCCAGCATATCAATTGTTCTCCAAACTAACCAAGCGTGAAATGTAGGTTTGAAAATCATTCTCCCACCCTGATCACTTTCACCCCTGGTTGATCAGAGATGTAACGAAATGGATCTATAACGACTGTCCCACTTCTAAATCTAAATTTAGCAAACTTTGGTTGTTTGCAACCGATAAAGATTATATGTTTCCCATCCTTCGGCCATTCAAAAACACGATTTTCTGAACCTTCGCTTTGAAGTAAGATAAGATCATCACTTAGAATGTCATCATACAAAATATTATAAACCAAAAGGGCATGGCTTCCAGTAGTTAAATTTGTTTCTGGTTTGAATTCATAACCAAGAATATAAACTTGATCTCCTTCATTGTATTCTGTCATAACCAAATCAGCAAAGAAATAGGCTTGTCTTTCCCTACTGATCATTAGATTTTCAAACCAGTCGTATGAAAGATTAAGGCTTTTAGCAAGGCAAGACATAGCGATGTTATCACGAGGGTGGCACCCACCACCGTCACCCATCCCACCAGTCATATAAGCTGTAGACACAATTCTTTTAGTTGCATTTTTTAAAGCTCCGGTAACATCGTCAATGTTTGCCCCTGGAATTTTATGGCAGATTTCCATTAGGGTATTAACGATGCAAATCTTACTGGTTATGAAAGTGTTGTAGGCTACCTTGGTCAATTCGGCTGATTCAATAGACATGATTTGATAGAAAGGATTTTTAAATGCTTTACCTTCTGAATCATTTCTAAGTAAAGGCTGATTGTAGATTTTATAATAAACATTCAACAGACTTTCCCATCCTCTTCCTTTATCCATACCAATCAATACAAACTCAGGATTCAAGAAATCATAGATAGTTGTCCCCATTGCAATAAAGAAAGGATTGTAAACCAAATTGATTCTTTTATCATCTTTAATCAAAGGGATTATTTCTCTTCGGAGAGTTCCAGGTAAAACAGTAGAAATGATCACTAATGTTTTCGGACTTGGGTCACTGGACAAAGCCATTTGAACTACAAAATCACTAACGGCTTTTCGCAAATAAGAATAATCAAAATCTTTCCTTTCAGGAGGTAATTTGGTAGTTCCCTCATACTTTTTATCGTGGGGAGTTTGAATGGGCATAAAGATTACATCAGAATTACTAATTATTTCCCCAATATTATCGAACCATTTAATAGTATGAAGTTTCAGTAGGTCATCTGCTAATTCTTCTTTGTAAGGAATTTTTCTATTAAGTAAATATTTTCTTGGTCCATCCCCAAGATCTGTGCCGCAAACTTCAAACCCATAAGAGTTAATCGCCAATGCTACAGGCAACCCTAATTTACCCAATCCAACAAAACCACACCGAACAGAACTCATAATGAAGCCCTCCTTTTTCTTGCTTCTGACATTTTTAGTTTTGTTTCTTCTGAATGTTTCTTTCCATAAAAAGGATTAAGACTGCCTACTTTTAATTTGGCCTTTTCTGCCATCCTCTATATAATTTCATAGCCCCCTCCCTAATAGAACATAACCTTCATAATAAAGTCCGTCATCAGAAGCCTTCTCAATTATCTGATAGCCTTTTGATAGCAGGTAAGGCACTGCCAAAGCTCCCTTTCCATGCC